GCGTATCAGATGTTGGTTATGTTTCGGGCACACTGGGAACGGCAACAACGTTCAACGGTGTTGCACTGAACCAAGGCCAACGTGACAACTTGTACAAGTACTTCACAAACATCAACCCAATCGTGTTTTTCCCAGGCCGTGGTATCATTGTTTGGGGTCAGAAGACATCAGCACCGGATGCATCGGCACGTGACCGTATTAACGTCGAACGTGAAATCCAGTACATCCGTCGTCAACTGCGCAAGAACACAATGTCGTTCATCTTTGAGCCGAACGACCAGCTGACCCGCGACAACTTGAAGGCTACGGTTGACGCATTCTTGGGAGACCTGATTGTGAAGCGTGGTCTGTATGACTTTGCAACCGTTTGCGATGAGTCAAACAACACACCTGACCGTATCGACCGCAATGAAATGTATATCGACGTCGCTCTGAAACCAGTGCGCGCTGCCGAGTTCTTGTACATTCCAATCCGAATCGTTGCAACAGGCGCAGAGATCTGATAAATAGCCAGATAAGGAGACACACACGTGAGCACAATCAACGACATCGGTATTCCAGGCATCGGAACTGGTATTCTGCATCCAAAGCACAAGAACCGTTGGCGCGTAACGTTCGCCAATATGGGCGGTGGCGCGGACAGCCAACCAGTTTCTATGCAGGCGATCACTTTTACGCGTCCAAAGCTGACGCACGAAAAGATCACTCTGCACCGTTACAACTCAATCTCGTACATTGCTGGTAAGCACTCGTGGGAACCATTCTCACTTGTTCTGCAAGACGACGTACTTGGCAGCGCATCAACAATCGTTCAAGCGCAAGAGCAGAAACAACAGTGGTTGATCGGCGCAGAAGGTCAGTGGCTAGCAGCAGCGGGTGAAGGCTCACTGTACAAGTTTGTCACATACCTCGATATGCTCGACGGTAACGACCAAGTGATTGAAAAGTGGACAATGGAAGGCTGCTGGATTGAAAACGTCGACTACTCGGAACTGGATTACTCGTCCGGTGAACCTGTAACGATCTCTCTGTCAGTCAGTTTCGACCACGCCCGTCAGAACATTGGCGGATACGCACAAGGTCCAGGTATTGCAACAGGTGGCGCAGGTCGCATCTAATAGATAGCCTGCACACGCAAATGGCCCCGAAGGGGCCATTTTGTTTTGCACTTGCTGTATAAATACGCCGACCTACGAGGAATTTTATGCCTGATCCAAGAACCTATACCGTCAAACAGTGCGAACCAGCCTATCTTGGAAAGAGCGGAGCTGGGATTGCAAGCTCGTCTACCCTGCGCCGTGACTTCTTTAACTCAATCGGCAAGATTGGTGATTTGCAAGTATTGAATAGCGTAGGTGGCGGTAATATTGGCCGTGGACTGCGCAATCTCGCAAGTATCTCCAATTCCATTCGTGTAGGAACCGGAGCGCTCCCGTCCTCAATCGGAACTTCAATTGATTCGGGGGCAAATTGGGTACTTGAACAGACAGGCATTGCCCCAACTGTTGTTGATACGCTACGCGGATTTAACCCGGGAATTGCTAACCAAGCATACGGTCAAGCAAAGAACGTATTTCAAACTGTCAAGCAGGGAACATTCAAAGCCAAAGATATTCCTGGTGTTTTGCAGGACTTTCAAAACTTGGAACGGCTCGGCCGCAACATCTTTACACCAGGGCGCGGCGATGTACAAACATCCCTTGGCGAACGGTGCGAAGCCTCCCCGTATGCAATCGACCTGATCGCTCGTGCACCAAAGTACAAGTTTTTGTTCGTTGTCCAATTTGTCCCTAACAGCGGATATGGACCGTTGGGTGGACAGGATTTCGGTCCTCTCGATATGGCGTTTACCGTCAAAAAGTCATCTCGTCCGAACATCAAATACCACATGGAAGATGTTAACTACTACAACTTCCGCACGAAGGTAGTGACAAAATCAGAGTTTGAAGAGATGAACATGTCGTTCTATGACGATACTCTAAACATTGCAGGACAGTTTTACCATTCGTATATGCGTGCAATGTCTCCTATCACTGGCATTCAGGGAGAACAAGCACACTCTGATATTCTCGAACAATCAGGCATGGACTTCGTCGGAAAGACACTCGTTCAAGGGGAAATTATCAATCAAATTGCAGCAAGTACGTACGCTGCATCAACAGGAACGTTGGTTGATGATCGTAAGCAGATTTTTAGTGAAATCCGTCTATACCATTTGTTTGACAACGGCAACCGCATGAATGTGTGGCGGTTCTTCAACCCCCGTATTAGTGCGTTGAATTTGGATGAGTTGGATATGTCTGTTGGCAACGAAGGTGGTGAACTATCGCTGACATTCAACTACGACAGTGTATACCTCGACCCTGACGTCTCTTTGAAGGATGTCAACAAATACAATTTGGCACAGACACAACGCGGTTCAGTTTATCCATTGCGATACAATGGCACACCGGGTACGGGTATTGGTCCTACATCAACAACGACAGATGTCAATGGACAGACGTCCAGTCTTCTCAACATAGCAAGAAACGCATCTGCAACAGTTGGTAGTCTTGGAAATAGTGCAGTTGCTGCTGTTTCCGACTTATCAACCAAGTTCAGCAACGCGCTTAAAAGCCTTCCGTTTGGATAATCACTATGGCTGGCACTAACTTCCAGCAGGGGTGGTATACCCCACGCAATCCCCACAAATACGTAGGCAATCTCGAAAAGATACGCTACATGTCATCGTATGAACTGGAAACTCACCAGTTCTTCGATAATAACAAACGTGTGCTACGCTGGTCGAGTGAACCAATCGCAATCCCCTATTTGAAACCCACCGACGGCAGAGTGCATAAATATTTGCCGGACTATTGGGTTGAGTATGTTACCAAGGACGGTGAAGTCGTCCAAGAGATCATTGAAGTCAAACCGAAGTCACAGACGAAGAAACCTCGTGCTGGTGCAAAGTACAGTGTGTATGAGCAGCTAACATTTGCCGTCAATATGGCAAAGTGGGAAGCGGCAAAAGCATTCTGTCAAGCACAGGGAATGAAGTTTCATCTGATAACAGAAGGGTCGATTTTCAAATGAGCAACATTGTAACGAAAGAAAAACTGATCGAGCATCCTCTCGAAAACGAGTTCGATATTGAACCGGGTACAACAATCGTGGAATACACGGAAGTTCTACCAGCAGAAGTCGTTACGATGCCGAACTACGATCAAAAGGACGATGAGATCGAAGGAAAGCTGGAACAGATCTACACCGTAGCTATGGGACAAGTAACAGTACTTGGTGACGAAGTAGAACGAGTAGAAGGTCGGTTCAAAGCGCGGGTCGGTGAAGTTACTGCCACGATGTTGAACGTTGCTCTTGGTGCCGTTCGTGAAAAGTCGCTCCTTAAACAACACAAAGACAAGCTGACACCTGCACAACAAGCTGCAAACACCCCCCACACTGTCAATAATAATCTGATCGTAGCAGATCGCAACGAGTTGCTTCGTCTGATGATTGACAAAGCTAACATGAGCAAGAAATGAAGCTGTGCGACCTCCACGATTTTAGTGCTCACGCACAGTCCGTGGGGTTTTCGCTCGTACTAACAGAGCGAACCAACTTGCAAATGAATACACCGCTTGCAGCACAACCTGTAAATGCAATTGGTGGAGCCGGGTTCATTACACGCGAGCAGCGTGTAATGATCAAGATGGACGGCACCACCACAATGGTTCCCGCAGGAACAAAAGTATACATTACGCGCCCCGGTACACTATATCAAGGAAGTGAAATCGGTGGACCACGTGCAAAGGGAATATACGTGCTAATTGGGCTACGTTCTCCTGTTACACGATATGCAACGGGATACATGGCTCTTTCAAACATCGCCAACCCAGCAAACACACAGACGCGTGTATCCAAGGGTGCTGCTGCACAGCAATCGTTTGTTGAACGCCTTGAAGCTGCGGTAGGTCAGGGATTTAAGTTGGTATCTGTTGCACCAATGTCCAGTCAAGCACCAGATGTAATAGCACAGATCAACGGCGAAACGTGTCAGTTTGAAATCAAAGGACGTACATCCCAAGACAGTCACATCACGTTCTTTGATCGATCAATCCGGCGCGGCAATCGTGACCCTCTTTTAGACGATATCGCAGTTGCTTTGGTTGGGTCACAGGTTGAGACATTCGAACAAATGATTGATCTGTATCGCAAGACCAACAAAGCCGTTGGTTTCCCGGGTGATGCAGGGGCTCCTCCATCAGGAAAAGTACCACCAGAGTTCCGTGTACATGATAACCCAGAGCTTTTTGCACGTGTTCGCAATTATCTGCTTGCACACTTTGGATCAGCTGGTGATAATTACTTCGCCGCTGTCAACCGAGAAAGTGAAGGTGCATCGGTGTTTTGGACAACGCTTGGTGCAAACCCACTAAATGCCCCAGAATTTCCGGCTCTAACTATGGTCGTTCTCGATACGTACGGCGGTGCTTACAAGGGCGCAATGCGTGTTGCATTAAAGGTTCGCCTTGATCCCGCTGCACAGGGGTTGCAGGTTTAATAGGTAACCCCTAAAAAATGTGCGGTAAATACGCACATGGCTAAACCAAAAAGCAATCCGTATCTCAAACGTGCAAACGAACAGCTCGAATACACCGCCGATCAGGTGTCAGAGCTGGCAAAGTGTATGGAGGACCCAGAGTACTTCATTGATACGTATTGCATGATCCAACACTCCACGGAAGGATCTTTGCCCTTTAAGCTACGTCCGTATCAACGCAAAATGGTTCGAACTTTTGCTGATAACCGTCTTTCAATAGCTCTTGCTCCTCGTCAGATCGGTAAATCGTGGATTGCCGGCGCATTCTTGCTGTGGTATGCAATGTTCAAGTTCGAACAAACCGTCGTTATTGCATCGAATAAGAACGACAACGCTATGGAAATGATCCACCGCGTACGGTTCATCTACGAACGTCTTCCACACTGGCTGAAACCAGGTCTTACAGACGATGGTTGGAATAAGCACAACTGTGGATTTGACAATGGTTCCCGTATTATCTCCCAAGCAACTTCCGAGAATACGGGTCGTGGTCTTGCTGTTTCGCTATTCTTCTTGGACGAATTTGCTTTCGTACGAGACGGTATTGCGGAAGAGTTTTGGACATCTGCCTCACCAACTATTGCAACCGGTGGACGTTGTATCATCTGTTCTACTCCTAACGGCGATACAAATAGGTTTGCACAGCTGTGGCGTGGTGCAAACATTCCATCACCAGAGAACGAAAAACTTGGTGTTAACGGGTTCGCCGCAATTGAGATCAAATGGAACGAACCACCGGGACGTGACCAGAAGTTTAAGGAAGAAGAAACTGCAAAGATTGGCGAACTACGGTGGTTGCAAGAATACGAATGCCGTTTCCTGTCCAACGACAAATCATTGATCGATCAAGTAGCACTGGAAAACCTGACCAGTGCAGTGGAAGGGGTCAAACCAATCGGTGTAATGGGCGACATTGTGTTTTACAAAGAACCAATTCCCAATACCATTTACCTCGTTGGAATGGACCCATCAACAGGATCAGGTAGCGATTTCACAGCAATTGTTGCTTATGACTTCCCTGCGTTGGAACAAGTTGCAGAGTTTCGCTCCAACACTACGTCTTCCGTCATTGCATATCACATGCTGAAAAAGATGTTGAAGATATTTGAACGTGCAAAATCAACTGTATACTTCTCTGTCGAGAATAACGGCGTTGGTGAAGCGATTATGGCTCTACTAGAAGCTGATGAAAATCCACCTGAAACGGCGGAATTCATCTCCGAAACAGGACAGAAACGTAGAGGAATGACAACGTCTGGTAAGTCCAAGATCAAGGCTTGTTTGGCGATGAAGGAAATGATTGAACGCAACAGCCTTGGCGTTCGTTCCAAAGTACTGGTAGCAGAGTTGAAACACTTCGTTCGGTCCAAGGGATCATATGCCGCAAAGCGTGGCAGTACAGACGATCTTGTGATGGCATCGTTGATTGCAGTTCGTTTGTTAGAAGAGATTGCAATGTTCGATCAGAATGCGTACGACAAGATGTACTCACACGCATTCATTCACGAAGACCTACCAAGCAACTATGACCAAGATGGTGACGGTGGTGTGGACGGGATGGTTCTTGGATAGTTGACTTCACCCCAAAAATGTCGGATAGTGGCCGTACATATTTGAGGGCAAAGTAATGACTGACAAGATCGACCACCGCGCAACGTTCCTGGCACAATGGGAGGCGCTGCAAAAGTTTCCAATGTTTGAGCGGATGTCCCGTACTGTTGAAGACAGCCCTTGGCACCGTGAGGCTAATGTACTGGTTCACACGCAGATGGTCGTTGATCAGTATGTCAAGATGACAGACGACCAGTGGGGTGACTTCTTTGCGACTGTTCGTATCTGGACGAAGGAAGATTACCTCGGTGCGATCGCTGCCGCATTCCACGATACAGGTAAACCAGCAGCTGAAATCAAAAAGTGGAGTGAAGCTCGCGGTGATTATCGTGCATATCACGGTCACGAACTGTTGTCTGCTCGTCTGTTTGAAACGTACGCTGCGGACCGTTTCCCGATGTTTTCTGCGCAAGACATTGCAACCGTGTCGTTCATCATTGAGCATCACATGCCGTGGAGTGTGGAAGATGCTGAAAAGCGACGCAATCTTGCACTAACCGCAAACTACTACAGCGGTGCAGAGTTGTTTATTCGTCATTTGCTTGCTGATCAATACGGTCGAATTGCCGATGATATGGAAGCAAAGAAGGCAATGGCCGATAACTGGACGGAAGAATTTATGAAGCTTTCTGATGAAGTCAAGGTTCCAAAATGGAACGAAGTTGTGCTGCCAGTTGATGCACCGGTGATGTACATTCCTGTGGCACCTTCGGGCGCAGGTAAATCAACGTACCTGGCAAAGCTGCGTGAGACGATTCCAGACATCAACGTGTTCTCTCTGGACGCTCTGCGTCACGAGTGGTACGATGCTGACGATTACTCGAAGGCTTTTGAAGGTTCTGTCAACGACAAGAGCTTTGAAGCGAAGGCAAATGCTCGATTTCACGCACAAGTCAAGGAACGCCGTACGATGTACATCGACAACACGAACCTGTCGGCTCGTCGTCGCAAGATGTACTTGGAAGGTGCCCGCAAGAACGGATACAAGACAGTCGCCGTGTTGATGCCAATCAGCTTGGAAGTGCTGTTGAAGCGCCGCACTCAACGTGGTGACAAGACTGTGCCGGAATCTGCTGTTCGTCAGCACTACAACGCTCTACAAACGCCGTTGCTTGGTGAGTTCCACGAAATCATCGTGTCAGACCACAACTTGAAGAGGCCAGAATGAACGATATAGGCTTTCGTCTTCTGGCGTGCTTCTTGTGCGTATTGACACCAGCAGTGTACGTGCTGCTGGTGATTGCCTTCTTTGGGATGAAGGTCCTGGATTGGCACGGTGCTGATTGGGCTGATGTCTTCCTAACACCGTGTGAACCAATCAAAGATATCTGGCACTTTGCGTGGACGGGCAAATAGCACACCATAAATAGACGATTGGGAGATCGTCTATGAGTGAATTCTTTGTTCTGCGCGGTGAGCGGATCCTTCAACAATTGGAGGAACAATCGTCCGTTCCTGACCTTGAAACAAACATTGTACGTGGGTTTCCTAACACAACGAAGCGTCAGCACGCTACTGGTGAAGTAACAATCTCCAACGTTCAGTACATGCCATATCTTGGTATGAACATGTTGCACGTCAAATCAACATCGTCGAGCAACGGCCACGAGTACAAACAGGCATTGCAGTTCAATGGTGTCAAGTTTGAAGGCGCTGATACTGATCAGAACGCAACGTTCCAAGCTAGTGATGGTGAGGATTATCACGTCCAGCCGCTTGAACTAACCGGTCATAATGTCAAGGTGCGTTGTAGCTGTTTGGACTTCCATTACCGCTTTGCAAACTATAATTCACAGGATAAATCACTGGTTGGCCGTCCACCACCGTTGTACCAGAAGAAGACCAACCGCCCACCTGTCAATCCATTGCAGGTTCCAGGAATGTGCAAACACTTGTTGAAGTTGGTTGAAATGCTACAACGATACGGCTTGGTCAAGCAGGGGTAATCACTTACCCTTCAAGATATCCTTGACTTTCTGTGCCTTCGAGACCTTTGCGGCCTTTTCGGCAGGTGTATCCAATCCTTCTACGATCGCGCTGCCGTCGGCACGCCGCTTGAACAAACTACCTTGTGTTGTTGGACGTGACATTGATGGACCAAGTGTCTTACGAACAATCTCTTCTGCAACTCGACGAGCGTCAAAGTCCTCTTCATCATCAGGCTGATCAGCAACATTGTTGCCTTCTTGCGGTTCAGGATCAGTTGTTTCTCCTGGAAGCACGTGTGAAGCGAGTTTCTTCATATCAATGGCCTGATCATCCTTTTCAGCATTTGGCGTCTTGACGTGACTTTCTGGCGGAGGGAACTCCGGTTTCAACAGATCATTTGTTGGAGCGAACTGTCCAGTAATCTCTCCTCCGCCCGATGCTTCCTTAACGCTCTTCTTTTTTGGTGTTTCTACCGGAGGATCGTCATCTTGGCGAACGACAAATGATGTTGTTACCGTAGGTTTGGTAACGTTTGGTTGGAACTTGACAGACGGGTCGGTAACCAGAATCACTGTACCCAATGCTGGTTCAAAGTAGTACCCGTCAATGATTACTTCGACGTGAAACTTGACAGTACTCTCTTTGATGTGCAACAGAGCAGGGAGCTTTGCAAGCCAACGGTTTTTTACGTCGTCACCCTCCATCTTGGTGCAGTAAAACACATAGTCACACTGTGATGCTTCGCTTGTAATAGCGAACTTGACAGTGGGAGGTTCCGTGTGATCCATTCCCTGGATCAACACGTCAAACTCCAAGTCGCTATTTTTTGCAGGATTGATTTTGATCGTTGTTGGGTCAGACATGCTTGCCTCGTATATCTGGTTATTTATCCGCGTTGGACTTAAACATCGCAGTAACTCTGCGAGCGGCATGCTTGACGTGATTAACACCAACGGTTAACCGTCGTGTAGCAGCATTGACGACGTCAATCACACGGACAAGAATGTCAGCCTTCCTGCAATCGACAACGTATGATTTGCGCCATACCTTGTTTTCTGGAAACTTGACAGTGATCAAAACGACCTTGTCCTTACAGTCAGGCTTGTTGACCCACGGTACATATACGCCTGGTGCTACGGCAAAACTTCCACCACCGCCACCAGGTGGTGTGATCACTTGGATCACACATCCGCAAATCAATCCAAAGTTCGCCGTAAGCAATGCGCAACACGCAGGGGCACATAGTCCCTTCGTGATTAGAGCACTGTACGTGTTTGTAAACATATCACGGGCACGTTGTTGGTGACCGCTCACATACCTCTTGTACGCTTGGCATGCCGTTGAAGTCTTTGAGGTTGAAGATTGTCAGAGGTGTAACGCAGTCATCGTCATATATGATCATCTGTGCATTTGCCACATCAATCTTTGTACGGTTGCGCTCATATTTGAGCAGCGTCTGCACGAGTGTGTATATCAACAACTCTGTCGCTCGAATGAATGTCAATGCCTCACCGGTTGTTCCCGTTGTGACGTGATTCAATAACGACTCCTCCCACACCTGGAATGAGATTTCTTCAACGTAACTCTCGTTACCACCGTGCTGATATCGTTCGCACGCTTGCAATGATGGGCCGCCGTCGACCGTAAATATGTAGTTCTTGGTGGCATTGTATGTCGTAAAGTCGTACCTATACCAACCACCACCAATCTCAACAGTAGCGCCGTTTGTAACTACTTGTGTATTGACAAGTGGCAGCAAAGGGTCCAACTCCCAAATGTCAATTACAGGGGTCAACCCTGTTTGTGGAACTCCATTGGAGGAGAAGTTGACTGTAATGATCTTGTTTGCCATGAGGTTTCCTTGCGATAGCGATATTTATGGATTCAAGAACCACAGACCCCGCAAGTTGCGGTCCATAAATACACAACACACCTAAACAACCATCGATATGAGCGTAATCGTTGCCCGATCTTCCACCCGTTGCTGCACAGGATCTACACCATCAACGGTGTGTGATTACTTTCCTGCCGTGGCAGCCCAAGGTTCAGTGGCGATAGCGGGCACCGTAATTGTCGATCAAATCCCTGTGATTGATTACAGAGCGGTAAAATGGTTTGTGGCTGTTGCTAATGCTGGACTAACACGTGTTAAAACCTACGAGGTGTACGCAACACACCGCAATGGAATAACCCCAACATTCAATGAGTATTCATTTTTGGGTGACTTGGGAGTGAATGTTACCAACAACGTAACAATCGCTGCTGGTCAGTTGAGACTTGAAGTTACAAACAACGACATTGAAGCAATGACGGTGTACACAACAAGAATTCCTGTTCCAATCAACAGCACCACCCCAGTAACAACTAATCACGTACAGCTACACCATTCAAGCACTATTGTCCGTGCAGGTACAACGGGGTTGTTGCATTTTATCCCCTATACGATGGCAGGACTATTAGCCCTACGTTGTGTAATAACAATGACCACACCGTCAGGCCTTCGTCAAACTACGCAAATGTTTGCTCGGATCGCCAATACCGCTGTTGGTAACGAATACGCACGAGTGGGTGATCGATCGTTGACACACAACATCATCATAACGGATGTCGTTGGTGAGGGAGTTGAAATCTCGATTCAGAATACAAGCGCCGAAGATTTCGTAATTGACACCACGTGTATCCCCGTGTTTACACTTGGAAGCCTTGAAAATTGCCAACCATCGCTCATTGAACCAAAAATATGGCACCCAGATTCAATGCGAATTCCTTCCGGTCAAACGCGCGTTGTCGATATACTCAATACTCCCGTATTGACGGGAACGAAATGGTTAATGGGTACGATTGAAGATATCACAGATCGAACAATGGCGTGTGAATTTAGTGCAACAAATCCAACAGCAACAACTGGTGATCATACACTGTACGGAATTATTGCCGATTACCTCAATCTTGACGTAACGACATCTATGGTCGCAGGTCGACTGGTGTTGGAGTTCACAAACAACGAAGCAAACACTGTCACGGTAAACCTGATACGGGTTCCAACCGCAGCATAAATACAGCACTAAACCAGCACCACAAGGGTCATAAATGAGTGAATATTTTCGAATTGTCAGAGGATTAGAACTTGACGAAACAGTTCGTATCCTTCAAGGAGCTATTCCTCCTGGCTCGACCGCTGATACTGATGCTGCGTTGGTTGGTTCCTTTTACCTAAACAATACAACCGGAACTGCATACACAAAGATTCTCGCTGGTTCAGGAACCAACAAGTGGTCAGCTGTTGGTTCAGGCACTGGGCTCCAACTGTACGATGAGAATCCGTCGACGCCCTCTACTCCTGTAGCTGCTGGCACCAACTCGGTTGCGATCGGCAATGCAGCAGCGACAGATGTCGCCGCATCACAATCGCTTGCGTTGGGGCCTCAATCAGTCGCTCGACACGCCAATGCAATGGTGTATGCGGGTGGTAGGTTTGCATCTTCGGGTGATGCACAAACAGGCAAATACCTGCTTCGCACAGTCACTACAAATGCTACACCTGCGGAGGCGTTCCTTGATGGAACCGGTGGATCTCTTCGGTTAGTTTTGCCAGATGATTCAACGTGGGTGTTCACAGCCAGAGTTGTCGGCCACCGTACGGATGCTAATGACGGGCACGCAGGATACAGAGTTGAAGGCGTTATTTTTCGAAAAGCAGGTGCGGCAACTGTGGCGTTTCAGGGCGTTCCAGCAAAAACGGTATTGGCAGAGAGTAACGCACCCTGGGACATAAATATTACCGCCGATACTGGAAATGGTAGCCTAAAGGTAGCCGTAACAGGTCAAGTAGGAAAAACTATTCGCTGGCTCGCTTCGGTTGAAACGGTCGAAGTAACCAACTAAGGAAAATAATCATGGATTTCAATTTTGACACAGGTACGATAAACGGTGGTTTAGCAGTTCTCGACGTCACTACACTGCCGCCACTTGGTACTGGTCCAGCGAATGTACTGACGATCGTCGGCAGCGGTGCGCTAACATTACCGCAAGGTACTGCAGCCGTACGTCCAGGTGCCGCAGGCGGTACGGACCTTGCCGGTATGTTCCGATACAACACCACTGTCAACCAACTTGAATACTTCGACAGCACAACCTGGCAACAACTGACATCGACAGCGGGAACCGTTTCCTCCTTCCAGACGTCCTTGTCTGGATTAACGCCTAACACAGCAACAACAGGCGCAATTACTCTCGCCGGTACACTGGGTGCAACTTCGGGCGGTACAGGTACAGCCGTAGCTCCAACCGCTGGACAGTTTCTTTACTCAGCAGGTGGAACAACATACTCAGCAACAACACTGTCGGGCATTGCTGTCACGACATTCTCTGCCGGTACAACTGGATTGACACCAGCTTCGCCTACGAGCGGTGCAATTACTCTTGCCGGTACGCTAGTTCTCGCTAACGGTGGTACGGGTGCGAGCTTGACGGCAGTTGCAGGCGCTCCTGTTTACAGTACGGGGTCTGCCCTAGCGCTTGGTACAGCGGGAACGACAGGTCAGGTGTACATTTCTGGCGGCACAGGTGCGCCAACATGGTTGGACAAAGCATCGACTATTACGACAAACCAAATTCTTCAAGGTAACGGCTCCGGTGCATTCACCGCTAACGGCGGCACGTTTGTTGGTTCGGGTTCATTCTCTGGTGTAACGTTAAGCGGTACCGTAACAAACGCAACAGACGCGGTAACAAAAGCATACGTTGACGCGCTGGTACAAGGTCTCGATCCTAAGGGTTCTGTCCGTGCTGCTACCACAGGCTCACTCGACCTTCTCACAGCCTTCGAGAACGGCGACACCCTGGACGGTGTTGTCTTGGCAACTGGCAACCGTATCCTTATCAAGAACCAAATTGACGGTGCAATTAACGCACTCGACACGCTGGTAGGCGGCTCTGGTTACGACGTTGACGGAACGTACAACAACGTGCCGCTCACTGGGGGTGCCGGTACTGGTGCTACGGCAAACATCACAATCGCTGGTGGCGTTGTCACCGTAGTCACGCTAGTCAATCCAGGCTCTGGTTACGCTGACAACGATTCGCTCTCCGCCTCTGACGCCTCCCTCGGCGGCCGTACTGGCGGCGCAGCGTTTTCAACACTCGTTAACACCATCGCAAACGACGCCGACAACGGCATTTACACTGTCAACGCGTCTGGTGCTCCAACGCGAGCGCTGGACCTGGATAGCTGGCTCGAGGTTCCAGGTGCCTTCACGTTCGTTGAAGAAGGTACCACCAACGCTGATACAGGCTGGGTATCTACCGCCAACCAAGGCGGTACACTCGGCACAACAGCAATGCCTTGGGTTCAGTTCTCAGGTGCTGGCTCGTACACTGCAGGTAACGGCCTGCAATTGCTCGGTAACCAATTCTCTCTGGTATCACCTGTATCGCTTGCAAACGGTGGTACAAACGCGGCAAATACTGGCTCCAACGGTTCGATCATGTACAACAATGGCACGTCCATTGTCAACAGTACAGTTGGAACCTCCGGTCAGATTCTGACATCTGGTGGTGCAGGCGCACCAACGTGGACAACTTTGTCCGGTGCTGCGGTTACATCATTCCAAACCAGTTTATCTGGGTTGACACCAGCGGTTGCAACAACGGGTGCCGTGACGCTTGCTGGAACATTGGGACTCGCAAGTGGCGGTACAAACGCGAACTTGACAGCAGTCAACGGTGGTATCGTTTACAGTGGAGCTGGTGCCCTGGCAATCAGTGCAGCGGGTACATCAGGCCAGATTCTGACATCAAACGGTGCAGCAGCACCATCATGGACAACACTATCGGGCGTTGCAGTAACAACAATCTCATTTGGTACAACTGGTCTCACACCTAACTCCGCAACGTCTGGTGTGGTTACGGTTGCAGGTACGCTGGTTGTTGGTAACGGTGGTACGGGTGCAACTACTCTCACACAGAACGGTGTTCTATTTGGTAATGGCACAAGTGCAGTAGGCGTAACAGCCGCGGGTACAACTGGACAGGTTCTTGTAGGTAACACCGGTTCAGCACCAACGTGGGCAACTTTGTCAGGTGCGGCAGTAACATCATTCCAAACCAGCTTGTCAGGTCTGACACCAGCTGTTGCAACAACGGGTGCGGTGACGTTGGCCGGCACCTTGGGTGCTACAAGTGGTGGTACTGGCGCAACAGTTGCACCAACCGCTGGACAATTCCTATACTCAGCCGCTGGAACAACATATGCAGCAACAACATTGTCTGGTGTTGCAGTAACAACATTCTCCGGTGGTACAACCGGATTGACGCCATCCTCACCTACAAGCGGCGCAATTGTACTCGCAGGTACTTTGGCACTTGCTAACGGCGGTACAAACGCGAGCTTGACGGCTGTCAACGGTGGCTCAGTGTACAGTACGGCTACTGGCTTCGGAATCACTGCGGCCGGTACAACAGGTCAAGTATTGGTTTCAAACGGTGCTGCTGCTCCAACGTGGAACAGCGCGTCAACGATTCTGCAACTGTACCGTGAAAACCCATCGTCACCAACAACACCGCTTGTTGCTGGTACAAACGCTGTGGCAATCGGTAGTGGATCTTCTGCTTCGGGAACATCGACATTTGCAGTAGGTGATGGAACAAATGCAAGCATCTTCGGCAGCAAGTCATTCGCTAACGGCAGCTTTGCAACGGCCGGCGATGCCCAAGCAGGCTTGTATGTGCTGAGGAGAATCACAACCACCGCAGCTGCAACGGTTGCGTTCCTCGATGGTGAAACGGCAACTCAGCGGCTGGTAGTGCCTAACAACTCTGTGTGGACGTTTGACATGCTTATCACAGCACGTAGAACAGACGCGACAGGCGGCGGTGCTGGCTACAGATTCGTCGGGGTAATCCGCAAAGACGGTACTGCTGGTTCGACAACATTCGTTGGAACTCCTTCGAAGACGGTCATTGGTGAAACCAACGGAGCGTGGGACGCAGCAGTCACAGCCAATACAACAGACGGCGACTTGCGACTGACGGTCACAGGTGAAGCAGCAAAAACGATCCGTTGGGTTGCAGTAGTGAGAACCACAGAAGTGACCAACTAAAGGTTAAGCGATGGATTTTGATTTTACCACAGAAACGATCACCCCCGATACAACAAACCTGTTGACTATCGGGGGGCCGGGTGCGCTTGAAGTCCCTGTGGGTACTACCGCAGAGCGTCCGGTTACCGGACTTTCAAACGGTGCTTTGCGATACAATACCGATCTCAATGTCATCGAAGGGTATGTTAATACCTCTTGGTCGACGATTGCGACAACAGGGGTTGTTGTATCATCATTCTCTGCTGGTACAACTGGCCTTACTCCTAATTCACCTACCACGGGTGCTATTGTGCTTGGTGGCACCCTCGTTGCTGCCAATGGTGGTACAGGTCAAAGTACATATGCAATTGGTGATATTCTTTATGCAAGTGCTGCAACTACATTATCGAAATTAGCTGATGTAGCAGCAGGAAGTTACTTGAGATCTGGTGGTGTCACTACAGCACCATTGTGGTCTACTACCACATTACCAAATAGCGCAACTACCGGCGATTTGATGTATGCATCTGCTTCAAATACGTACAGCAATCTTGCCGATGTTGCAACCGGCAATGCATTGATTTCTGGTGGTGTTGGTGTTGCACCTTCGTGGGGTAAAATTGGTCTAACAACACACGTTTCTGGTACACTACCTATTGCTAACGGTGGTACAAATAGTTCTACGGCATTATCCGGTAGTTCAATAATGGTGTCCAATGGCACTTCTGTAATACAAGGTGCAGCGGGTACAACAACAACTGTTCTTCACGGTAATGCTGCTGGTGCACCTACGTATGGTGCAGTTGTTCTTACAACAGACGTTTCTGGTATTCTTCCTCTTGCCAACGGTGGTACTAATGCGAACCTAACGGCAGTAAACGGCGGCGCAGTTTATAGCACTGGGTCTGCACTGGCAATCACAGCCGCTGGTACGGCTGGTCAAGTGTTGACCTCAAACGGCGCTGCAGCACCTACCTGGCAAGCAGCGTCGGCGACTCTGCAATTGTATAAGGAAAACCCATCATCGCCAACCGCCCCATCGGCAACTGGTACGAATGCTATTGCAATGCTCTCTGGATCAGCAGCATCTGCTACAAACAGTTCGGCAATGGGTGACGGAACAAGTGCAAGTATATGGAGTACACAAGTATATGGAAATGGTTCGTTTGCGACAGCAGGTGATGCACAAGGAGTTCGTGTAGTCGCAAGGGTAATAACTACTAACAATACCGCTACTGAAATGTTCTTAGATGGTGCCGGCGCTTCTCAGAGATTAGTCCTGCCAAACAACTCCGCATGGAACTATTTCATCCAAATTGTAGCACGCAGGACTGATGCAACAGGAAAGTGGTCAGCATGGAATTTCACAGGGCTGATAAAGAAAGACGGAACGGCAGGCACCACATCTAATAGTGTATCAAGAACAAACATCGACAAGAACGGTATAGGCAGTGACCCTACTGTAACAGCCGATACCACAAACGGCTCGCTGCTCATTACGGTGACGGGCAACACTAGTGAAACAATTCGTTGGGTTGCAACAATCAATATTTCTCAGGTAACCAACTAAGGCATATCCATGGATTTTGACCTCAAATTAGACACGATTACTCCGACAACAGGATCATTAACTGTTAGCGGCACCGGCGCATTGTATTTGCC